TTATACCCGGGATTGCTTTTTACCTCCGCAGAGTTGGCGGGCCAGCGTGGCGGCGGAGATATGGCCGCTGGGGTCCATGGGATAGTACTTCCTGACGGTGCGTGGGTCCCTGATGCCAGTGAACGCCTTTACGTCCTTGATATTCAGGAGATTTCGCCCACCGGTAAAGGCGAGGATCTGTTCCAGATTGTCATAGTAAAAATCGTTGACCATGGTGGCCGCCCTCTTTTGCTTTGTCGTGATTGCTGATAAAATGTGCCGTTTTCTTGTCCTCGCGCGATGTGTTGCAGCTTCCCCTGACTGGTTACATCCTCTCACAAATGCTTTCTCATTGCCAGTGCATAAGCAATTTCTTGAAAGATTTTTGTATGATATAATTATGATTTTACCCGTGTTTATAGGCGTTCCTTTTATTGTTTTACAGCTTCATTGACACTGGCCTCCAGTGCGGCAAGGGCATCGCAAATTAGGTCAAGGGCGGGAACGTAAACGGCGGAGGTTCGTCGGCAGGCGACCAATGAAAGGAACCTGGTATTTTCGCCGGCGCTGGTCTGAACTGCGGTAAACTCCTCACTAAGCCCCTCCGAAACGATTTGCAAGCTGGCCGCGATCTGCTCCAGTTTGATTTGAACTTCGTCCATTGTGATTTTTTCCATAGTAAATCCTCCATTTATCCTTGTGACAGTTAGGGAGGGACGCTCATGCGCCCTCTCCGCTCTTGCGTACCGTTTTTGAACCCAGCTTTATAAAGGCTCCCTGTTCATCCTCGCGGATCGCCCGGAAAGCAATGCTGCCGGTATAGGCTTCACGTTCAAAGCGTATTACGGCGGCTTCGGTCCCGCGCCAGACGGTGAACACCACTGTTTCCCCACGGTGTTCCACTGTATAGGCATCGGGGTCAATGCGGGCGGCGGTGGTCATTTTGGAAAAGTCCGCGCCTGCGTAGAGTACGGAGCCGGTGAGAAAATTAACCTCGAACATTCCGCCTCCGCACGGGGCACTTTCATCATAGGCGGGGTGAAGTTGGGCAAGGGTACCGTTCTGCCAGAGCTTGCACTGACCGGATGGCGTCCACTCCACATCCGGGAACTGCTCACGGATCAGGTCAAGGGCAATCTTCCGGGCAGCTTCATCAATGGCGGCCCTCTGCTGGATATACTCGGTTCTGTTCATTGTGAAATCCTCCTTGCTTTCTTGGCGGGAGGCTGATACAATCTGGGTATCAACCTCCCTGTGGTGGTTGGTGGTTACGGCTCTCTGTGCCTTGCTTTGGACGGCGGTGGTACAGAGGGCTTTTCTATTGCATCCAGAAGGGCTATCACCCAGCTTGCTATCTGGATGGCCCCGGCAACGGCGGCGATCACTCCCATCATGCTACGGAGAAGCGGCGCACGGTGGTTTCTTTGATGAACCGCTCCGCCACATCCGGCAGGGCCTTTTTGAGCGCGCTGGTGTCGATTCTGGCGCTGGTCACGCTCTTCCATGTGATTTTATACTCCCCGGCGGTCATGCTCTCAGAAGCGCCCATAGCGGCCTTGATTGCGTCCCGGATGGAATCGGCCTCCGCCTGTGCTTCGTCGATCAGGGATTGGAGCTGCCGCAGCTCCCGGCACTTACTTTCTAATTCCTGTGAACTCATGTTCTTTACCTCCCAAGATAAAATAAAAGCGGCACCGAATATCGGCACCGCCATGTATGTAATCAGATCTATTTACTTGAGTTTGGGGAGCGGGAAACGGATTGCATTGCTGACATCCTCGGCCCACTCAATCAGAGCGTTTACGCCGTCCCGTGTGATTTCGGAATTTTCTTCCAGCCTATCCAATCTGGCCTCTATTCCATCGATCTTAGATTCTACTCCGTTCAGTCTGGAATTGATTTTGCGGAGTTCTGCTTGCTGAGATTCCAGCAGTTGCAGGATCTTCTCTTCATTGGTCATCGTTTACCACCTCATGCATTCATTATACGGTGCCGATATTCGATTGTCAAGGTACGTTGGGGAACCCCGGCGGTGGTGGTCATTAGGGCTGTGGCCTCATTGCTTCCCATTCCCTATACCGTTCCGCCCTTATCCGTGATCTCGGTGTTAGGCTTCAACGATTGCCGGTGTCTCAACTGTTTTCGTTTGTTCCCTCGCTGTGATTACATCATATCGCATATTGCGCAAGTATGCAAGATGGGATATTGCACAAGCATGCACTGCTAAATTTGTGCAATAGGCATAATTGCGTAAGTACGCACATAGACGTATACTATTATCAGAAAGTGGGTGATTGAATGGGCGGAAAAACATCAGCTAAATCTAAGAATGACTGGATTGCAAAAGCATACGATAGAATTAACCTGACGCTCCCCAAAGGTCAGAAAGACATTATAAAGGCCCATGCAGAGGGCCGAGGGGAAAGCGTGAACGCATTTATCAACCGTGCCATTGATAACCAGATGGAGCAAGACAAGGCTTGACAGGAGCCATCTTGTGAGATATTGTGAAGTTGCTGCATAGTTAAGAGGCTGGGCCACTGTGTTTATAGCACAGGTGCGGCTGGTTCGATTCCAGATGCAGCTATGACAGCGGAAAGCCGGGGCGCTTGCTCCGGCCTTTTCCTGTTTGTGCCTGGGCGTGGGAGCGATCAAGCCGCTCAGGGCCGGGGCTTCTCTGTCTGGCGGCTCAGGAGGCCAGAGATGGAGGCCGGATGGTGGAGGGTAGGGGGGTAGCGGAAAAACAGGGGGTGTCTCTTCCTCGTGGTATAGGGCTATATACACGCATCCCCTTGCCCCATTTCTGGACTGGGGTAGGGGAAAAAGGGGCGGGGGCTTTGCGTGTCCGCAGCGCGAAAATTATAAAAGACTATCTACGGACTTCACAAATTCAGATCGCTATGCTAAAATACGCAATGAGGGGATGCATACCCTTACGGAGCCGTTTCCCACATTTGCGGCGGGATCTCGACCCGTGTCAGCATTTGTGGGGACTGCTTCGCAAACGTCTGATACATTCGGGGAAGCCGTAGGTTACGGACCTACCAAGCTGGCCCCGGATGTTATCGGACCCTCACAGACGCGGGAACCGGTTTGACCGTAAGTTGCGGGGAGGTGTCCTCCACGTTGAACGCCCGTGTTGTGAGAAATAGCTGAGATTGTGTCCCAGCGTCACCATTGGTGGCAAGGCTGGTTGGATTGGCACGATCTTGTCAGCAGGGCTTGAATGAGTTTCCGTCGCGGTAGGTGCTGGACCTACGTCAGGGCCGGAAACTTCATTCAGGCTCCTTTTGTGAGTGCCACGCAAAGCGCCTTTAAACGGTCTTTGAGCGCGCCCTTCCCATCGGGATATAACACACACCAGAAAACGCCCATCTTCGCTTCTGGGGGCATTTATGGCCGTTCCTGACGGCTTCTCCACTTGACATAGTAAAAGACCTCCCATTTTGGGAGGCCTTTTTTCAAATTTTATCCGCGATAGCATCCATCAGCCAGTCCTCAACACTCTCAAAGCCGCAGACCTCTACGGTTCTGCAAATCTGCTCGTAGACTGTTTGGCTGACCTCCACGGAGAGCGTCACCGTTTCTTTTACTTCGGGTTCTGTTTTCTTTCTGGGCATAGCTTATCTCTCCTTTACGGCGATGAGTACGGTTTCCAAAAGTTTGATGGCGGCGGAGGTGCTTGCCACAGCGTCCAAATCAAGGATGACTGTTTTGCCCCGCTTTTCGTTTCCGTCCTTGTCTATCCAGTTCGGCTTGCATACGCTCAGCTTCCGGCCCTCCCGGAAATATTCGATGATGTTTTTGCCGGTGTTGACGGTAACCGGCTTCTCGGTGTCCCAAACGTTCATAGTGGCTCCTTTCATAGAAAAATCGGATAGGGGATGTATAAAAAAACGCGCGTGCGCGTTGTGATCTTGTGCGGCGGCATACAGGGAAAGCCAGTCGGTAAGCCTCATGGTAACGAGCCATGGGGCTTTATTCTTGCGGTGGAACACTGCCGGGGAGCCATCCTGAAACCGCTCTGCGTCCCGTGCAGCTTGCTCTATTGCCTTTGCTATGTTCAACTGCTCCACGCGCTTGCACTCAATGTGGATACCGGGTAGACCAAACACATCAGGCACAGTCCCGTATGTCCTGTTCCCGCCCCACGAAACGGGATACCCGGCGCGGCGGAGGTGGTCTGTAAGCTCCCGTTCCCCCGCCGCACCCTTGCGCTGCGACATTCTTCCGCTTGCCACTGGTTCCCCTGCTTTCACTCGTTCATCAGGATTGCCCCGGCCTCACTCAAATCTTCGATGATCTCGCAGTTGGTCAGCCCCATAGCATGGATTTCCCTGTCTCCGCTGCTCAGCTCCACAAGAGCAAGGCAGACTACCGGGTGGGAAACATGGCCGTCGAACCCCCATAGCAAATTGGCGGGGGCGGGAATGATCTGAAGAATTTTATTTTCATTCATAATGTTGTCCTTTCTGTTCTGACCGGCTCACAGCCGGAAATAATCGTTGAGCCGCTGTTCAAATTTATCACGGTCTGACACATCCAGCAGGGGCGCAAAGCGATGCTGTAATTCGTCTCGTTGCCGGTAGCGGTCACACCGTCGGCGCTTTGGCTTGGTGCCTCGCAGAATGGTACAGGCCTGTTCGAGCGTCAGCATACGATCCTCCCGGTTGCCTTGTAGAATGTCGCATCGACATGGCCGCATGGCCCGCGTCGATTCTTGTCAAGCCACAGCTCTAACAGGGACGGTGTTCCCGCTCCGTTGCTCTCGCATGGCGGATCGTGCAGCAGGCACACAGTATCTGCATCCTGTTCGATGGCTCCGCTCTCCCTGAGATTGGCCATGGTAGCCCGGAACTCGCCGGAACGGTCAGAGGCAGCGGCCCGGTTAAGCTGGCACAAACACAAAATTGGAATGTCCAGCCGCATAGCCAGCAGCTTTAACGCACGGGAATTGCGGGTGGTGGCCTCGTACAGGCTTAGCCGCTTTTCCGGTGGTTCCAATAGTCCCAAATGGTCAATCACCAGCAGACCCGGCTTTTCCCGGAAACAGAGGGCTTCAATCTGCCGGATGTTGATTCCGGAACGACGATTGAACACGATAGGTAGCCTGGAAAGCTGAGACATCCCGCTTGCAAACCGGCGGTATTCCTCCTCAGATAACTGCCCCCCGAACATATACCGCGCCGCAGAGCCGCCGCCCAGATTGCCAACCAGCCGGGCCGTACAATCCGCTGGGTCCATCTCTAACGAAATATACAGCACCCTTGTTCCTGCCTTTGCGGCGTTCAGGGCGATCTGCAGGGCGAGTGCGGATTTACCAATGGCGGGCCGTGCACCGATGACGTGTAACCCGCTGTTGATGTACCCTCCGCCCAGCAGCTTGTCCAGCCCAGCAAGGCCAGTGGGAACACAGGGGGTTTCCCCATCTTCCGACTGTCGCTCCACACGGTCACATAGGGCATTCAGCGCGTCGACAACGGTCGCTGCTTCCCCGGCTCCGCCACTCTCCGCAAGGCCCTGTATGACCGTTTGCGCGTGGCTCAACGCTTCCGCTGGGGCTTGCTCGGAGGAAAGCAGCTCATTTCCCAGCGCTGCCAGCTTCCGCCCCAGAGAAGCCTCCTTGGCGGCGGAGGTGTAGGCGGTAAGGTTGGCGGTGGTGGGTGTAATTTCCATTGATTTCAGCAGAAGCTTGTCCGTCACCTCCGGGCAATGCTGCCCCGCTTCTGCCCGAACGGTGAGCGCGTCAAAGCTGCCGTTTTCTGCGAACTGCCGCCGCATGGCCCGGAATACCTCACGGAGCGGGGCAAGTGTAAAATCATCTTCGGACAGCCCGGAAGCCTCCGGGAATAGTGTGGGGTCAACCAGTAGAGACCCTATAACACCATACTCGCTCAGAATAGATTGTTCCACGATTTACCTCCATTCCCCGGTTTCCGGGTCATAAATGCGCTTTGGCGGCTCAGACTGTGGCTTCCCGGCGGGAATTTGCCTCAGCCGTTCCCAAATGATCCCCTGCCAATTCGAAGCCATGCAGTCCCGGATCAGGTTGGCGACAGCAGCTTCACCGTACTCCTGTGAATTGCGTTGGACTTGTCCAACCAACGTCTTAAGGCCAATGGGTTTGTATGCCTGCCGTTTTTCCGTCTTGTACGCAATCCACGATTCAAAAGCTGCTTGCAGATCATCACCGAACCCCGTTTCCCCCTGTGGGGGATATAAGGGGGAATTAGTCTTAGTCTTAGTCTTTATATGACTGCACTTTTCACTTCCTTTTTCACTGACTGTTTCACTGTCGGAAACACTGACTTTTTGTTGGGTACAATCCATGAGAAAATAGGCGTTCGGTGATTTTTTCTTGCCTTTTTCGTATCGGACAAGGCCAGTCTCAACCAATGCATCCCGTGCCAAGATAGCAACCCGTTCTGTTCGAGTATCGATCATGCCCATGAGACGGAAATTGTCCACTTGGATTGATTTCGGCCATCCGGCTTCATTGAAAAGTGCAAGGAGGCGGTAAAAAAGTAGGGTGGCATTGCCTGACAAATAGTGAGTGTGCAGCCACTTGTTAAAACTGTTCAATCGATCTAAATAGGTCAATGTGACACCCTCCACCATGAAAATACTGCCCGCCATTATAAATCACTGTCCCGTCCCTGCTGCCGCACCCAGCCTTGAAGATCGGACACCAACACGCGGGTACACCCTCCGAGGTGAACGACTGGAAAGCCCGGCAGCTTCGCCAGCCGGTACACTGTTGGACGGCTGACACCCAACAGCCGGGCAGCTTGGGCCATGTTGACAGCCAGCGGCTTCATTCCGTCCATCAACCCTCACCCTCCCGGATCTCGAACAGCGCGTCAAAGTCGCATGACAGAGCACCGCAGAGCTTTTGCGCCGTGCTTGGGCGGACGGCCTTTCCCTGCTCCACCCGCAAGACCGTCCGCTCGGTCAACCCTGTCAGTTCACCAAGTCCCCGGAGGGTCAACCCCTGCCGAAGTCGTACACTTCTCAACTCATTACCATGTGCGAAAATCATGTGTTCCGCCTCCCTTCATTGCCTACAGTTTACCACATGGGGTCGGAAATTTTAATACGAAAGCGGTATCTATTTTCTTGACACACAGATGAAACGACGTTATAATGGACGTGAAAGGTAACTAAAAAAGCAACTCCGGGGGGGTAATGAAATGGAAAACAACATAAAGGAGCTTGTCGGGAAACGCTTGATTACTTTGCGCGGAGAACTAACACAGGAAGATATTGCGGCAAAGGTAAACGAAAAACTCGGCGGTGGATGCACCAAGCAGAAGATTTCCAAGATTGAAAATGGAAAGCAGGAGGCGAGCTATGACGATTTAATTGCGCTTGCTCAAATATACGCTGTTTCAACTGATTACCTCTTAGGATTATCAGAGGAACGGCTGCCGGAATCAATGGGGACTGTTGAATACACAGGGCTTACAGTTGAAGCCGCGAACTATTTGCACACGATGCACCTTGCAGATGAAGCAAGGGCAAAAAAATCGACCCCTACGATGTGTGAGATGATAAGCGAATTTTTATATCACAGTTCACGGGCTATTCATGATATGTACTTTTTGTATCTGACTACAAAAGACATGAGTACATTTAAGCCAACGCTTACATTGTTGACGGATGAACAAGATGCGAAAATGCAGTATAGAGCGCACATGATGGCGAACAAATACTATGGAACGTGTGAAATTGTTTCAGGAAAAAATTATTTACTTTATAAAACGGAGCGGATCGTAAACAGGATGCGCGAGGCTGTCGCAAAGACGGTTAGACTTTCGGATGCTGTAAAGGCTTGTGACAAAATGTCCGCGGAAAATGCGGCACGCGAATATGAGATCGTCAAAAGAAAGCGGTCAACAGACAAATAAAAACCCGCCCCCGGTGCTGGAACACCGGAAGCGGTTATAGGGGCAGTAAACTTTGACAGGCCTACTGCCCTCCAATCATAACACGAAATATGGAGGAATTGCAATGCCAAGAAAATCTAATACCAGAGCGGCGCAAGGGTCCGGAAGCATCCGGCAGCGGACAGACGGCACATGGGAGGCCCGTATCACTGTTGGCACCGATCCGGGAACGGGCAAGCCGGAACGCAAAAGCGTATACGGCAAGACGCAGGCTGATGTACGAAAGAAAATGACTGCAATTTTGCGGACCGTAGATAGTGGCACATATCAGGCCCCAGACAAAACAACCGTTGCGGAATGGCTTGATGAATGGATGAAAACATTCTGTGCCGTCAAGGTGAAGCCGCTGACATATAGTAGCTATGAGGTGGCAATCAAGAACCACATAAAACCGGCTA